TAAATTAAATTCAACAGGTTTGGGAGCAGGCATACGAGTGTGGTGCTGCCATAACTGAGTCGTCTTGAAATATTTGGCTTCACGTTGTGTCATACGATCATGACCATTTAAGACTAATTTGATATTTACTTCATCATCATCGGTATTAGGTTGATAACTAGTGTTAGAAGTATTCGCGCCCGCCTGGGAAGGACCTAACGGAGAGAATTGACAACCAGCCGCAAAACTATCCCCGCTGCCTGCACTGACCCAAATGAGTTCTTTAACAGGATGATTGAAGTTCAGTTTGAATGACTTGGCATTACCGGCATGAGATTCTCTCTGAACCTGCTCAATCAGGTACTCGTGAGAAACCTGAGCGAATCTACGTCTTTCATCCGTATCAAGATAGATGTAATCGCAGAAGGTAGAGACTGTATGTGTAGCAGCTGTCCCGTATGTTACCTTAAGTTTGACTTCATGATACTGAAGAGCGATCAAAGGAAGAGCAAGACCCGGATTACGACAAAACCAGAAATTTAATGGATAGTATGCTGAATTTCCCGCAGTGGCAGATGTTCCAGCAGCCGCGCCTGTATTTTGCATCATCATACTTCTTAGTCCGTTAACTTTCGATTCGGGCGTCGTAATGTCCCACCATATTGCATTCCAGTCACCGTGTTGCTGATCAATACGTTGACCACCGATTTCTACTTCTACATTATCAATAATATCATAAATTTCTCCTTCGTTCACACCGAATGTAGTATCTCTAATGCGAAGATAAGTTGCTCCAACTAAATCACCATTACGAGAAATGGTCACAGTTTGAGTGTTACCAGAACCAACTGTTCCATTCATAGTCTGCTCAATAGCCTCCATTGAGAAGTTCGTGTGCCGTCTGTAGACAACCTTGAAGAAAGTAATCTGCGGGTTACCCGTAAGGTAAATATCCTGAGCACCGTAAGCTACGAGTTGCATTAATCCACCTCCCATATTATTTTTATACCCTAGTTTAGAAAAAAATTTTAAGGAATTAAATTCACACTTCAAACCCTAAACAAAAATGAAAATAAGATCACAATCATAAGGGATTCATAGAAAGTCAAAGGAGTGAACCCTGTAGTATCTCCACCAGAGTTAGAAACTATCTTAGGCCACATCATATTATATGTTATCTGAACAATATAGGTTCTTATCAAAAGTAATGCGATTATCATAATTGATAAAGATATGATATCCCCAGCTTTCGGATTAGAAAACATCTTTTGTAACTTTAATCCACCTCCGATCATTATTATATTTCTTCTTTAGAAAATATTTTGAGTGTCTCGTCTTTATCCATCTCTAAGTCTAATACTTGCTTGACGGGATTCATAATCTGATTCGTGATATAAAATTCATAATCTAAGACTAATTGTTTCTCCTTGATATAATCAATGTGTTCAATGCGATCGCCCTGTAAAATATTTATCTTTTTATATTTCGGTTGACTCAAATCTTCAATCATGAAATTCTTATATTTAGTGCGCCCATCCTTAAATTTACCGACAACCCTTCTTTCTTTCACTTTCTTATAACCGATGATTTCTCTAGTTTTACCTTTATCAATATAAGCATACGGTATTCTGTCGTTTGATTTGGGTTTGTTACCAGGATCTCGTTCGGCCATCCTGTCGGCTAATACTTTGTGAGCGATACCTTTGGGATTTTTATAATAACCTCTTAGTGCTTTCGTAATTACGAAATAACGTAAGGGAAATTCACCATTCCTTATTTCTTTAAGAGTTTGTTTTAACCAATCTAAGGTCATAGCAAAATCTTTACCAATCATGATTTTCTCAATTACATTGCCGAAGACATGTTTCACGATTTGGGCGTTATCTCGCCTCTTTAATACGATACCCATAGAGGTGCGTTTACAATCGTCTATATCTATTTCATATTTATCTCCTGTATATCGTTTCTTAGAGATAAGAATAAATGGCCAGAATGTTTTTTCATATTCTAAATCTTGGGGTTTACATAGTATTGAATCATAATATTCTTCATCTTGCGTACCGTCCACGTTATCAACGAGTAATGTGCCATTCGTAATATAATCGCCTGCCTCTATACCGCACTGAATACAGTGCTTTAAGGCTTCTTCCCCTACTAAAGTCTGTCCATCTTTGAGACGACTGAATTTTACAAAGACAGAGTCGGTGTCTCCGTAAATTACATCGGGTTCTGGATAACCTTTCATCTCGGCCCAGTCTTTTACACCTAACGAAGCATCATCAATACGAGACCTACCGACACTCGTAGTGCACGCGGCTAATTTCATTTTATAAATAGTGCTTGTTTTTGCTCCTAATTGACCATAGACACTGTTAGCGGTGACTTTATACGCTAATTGGAGACCATCTAATACTTTTTTCTTAAATTCATTCTTTTCTTTTTTCATTCTTTTTTTGGTGGCATTTCTCGCATCTAACAGGTGTTTTAATACAGCGGGGACAATACCCAGTGGTTCTTCGTCTTTTCCTAAATTATCGATTAGATTTCGTTCCTTCATAAATTCTTTCTTTAGGAAATGACAGGTTGTTTGTCCGTCTCCTAATTTCTTCTCAATTGTATCGCCTTTACCGGTGCTGATATAGCACCAATTTTGATAATGAATTGTATCATAATTATCTTCGCCGATAAGAGGTAGAAGCGAAAGATCTTCTATAAGAGTTTCATGAGAAATATTCTTTTCAATGATAGACGATGGATAAAGCGAAGCATAATCAAGGACCGAGATAGGATCATTTAAATAAATACCCGGTTTGGGATCCAATACGATAGCACCCTCAAAACCATCTATACCCTTGACAGCCTGATGTTCAATTCTCTCGTACCATTCTTCTAATTCATAATCTTTTGGTTCTTTATATTTTTCTGTCCCGTCATTGGTTTCATCATATTTAATCTTATCCTGAATTTCTTTTTTAGACAAATCATTTTTGGGCCCATTTTTATACATTTTAATATAATCATTGAGTCTTGGTATTTTCTTGAGTTCGGGTATTCGTGTATTGCGCTCATTACATTTTTTAGAGACAACCGATGTAACTTTTACTCCTTGCCCTCTTAAAAAGATAAAGGATGCTGGGACGGATGATACATTCGCCATACCTAAATTATTTGGGATAATATCTAGTAGCAGCAACAGATTAATACATAATTCACAATCCTGAACACAGTATTTAGCGACTTCGGCGCGACCCGATGGTCCTCCGTATTTATGTTTATCAAAGATATCTTGGACCGAGATATCGTCTTTATTTAGGCACCATTCTACTTTATGATAATCATCTAGATTTAAGATGATTGTTTCTACGAGTGTGATATATTTATCCCTGATAGATAATATTTCATATTTCTTGCCCTCATTGAATAGTTCTTCACCGATATTACTATGAGTTCTAAATGAAATATAATCGTGATCTTTTAGATTACCTGTATCAGATACAGTGATGATATTATCTGTTATACTTTTAAGTTTTCCTCGCATGAAATGAGAGGCGACATTATCAAGTTTATATGATTCCAGATTATGACCTTTTTGGACTTCTTTTTGGATATCAAATAAGATACGACCATCCATAGTAATATAATTAAGTGTGTTATCTCCTAACGCCGAACTACTTAGCTGTTGTTTTCTCACATTGCACTTTTTTGCTTTATGATCTTTAGAATTAAATTGTGTAGTATCGATTTTACCGAAATTTAAAAATTCTTTCATTTTACATCCATTTGCGTGCCACCAGCGGTGGTCTGGACAGCGATCTTTACAAGGGAACAATATTTCAGCTCTGTCATTGATATATTTAAAATCAAATCCGAAAATATTATATCCGGTGATAAAATCCGGATCCATTTTTTTAATAATGTTTTTCCATCCTAAGAGTAATTCTTTTTCATTTTTACAGCATTCAACTGTAATTCTCTCAATCTTATCACAAATTTCAGAATCGGGTAAATTATCTTCATTACCGATTACTAAGATATGACGGGAAACATCTCCTGAGCTATAATCATAGAAAACTGTTCCGATCTGAATAATAGGATCACCTTGGATAACGATTAGATATTTATCACATTCATTTTTAATAATTTCTTGTAAAAGATTAATAGTCGCTTCCCTCTCTTTGCCCTTGATATCTAAATTTTGTATATTGTCAATGATATCGGTTTTACGTACTTCTTCAATGATAGTCTCGTATATTTCATCGGTAGCCGGTATTTCATCATTAATAATTTTAATTTTATTGACATCACTATACTTCCATATACAAGAGCACAGTTTTTCACCTGTAAACCCTGATTTTAATAGTGTGAATATTTTACGACCGATATCATTTGTAAATTCATTTTTTCGGGATTCGGGTATATTTTTAAGGATACTTTGAATACTGTAAAAGATATCAGCGCTCAACTTCTTAAAATCTTTTTTTGCTTGGGGGAAGTCTCCGTGTAAACTATCACATTCAATATCAAACGAGGCTATCCTATAATTACTTAGGTCATCTTTTTTAAGATTTACGATATCCGAGACATTTGTAAAATATTCGTGTTTCGTGTTAGGGAACAGATTGGTTTTTTCATCGAGTGTTTTAACCTGGATCCATCCACTAGGTTGAATATTTGTATCATGAATGAACCGGATGATAGGATGAATACTACTTTCATAGAGATTAGATTTACAATCGGCGCACGTGGGGGTCATTCTCCACTCGTCTAATCGGTCTTTCACTGTCCCTGAAATATTTTCAGATTCTTTACGATTATAATGTTTCGTTGTAAGAGCGATGAATTTTTTCATACTATCGTGTGTTCTAAATGATAATTTCGCGAAGTTATATAATTTTTTCTTATTGTTTTTAATATCCCACTGTAATCCATAAAATTCATTGCATATTTTAATTTCATAGTTAACGATATCTGAAAATATTTTATCTTTATTGGGATCACTAGTAATTTTAATATCACATACATCTTTTATAAATTTACCCACACTAAGACCATCCCAATCATCGGGTATCTTGATATAGAAATAAGGATTATATTTTTTCACGTGCACAACGACCCTATCATTATTCTGATCTATACCGTAAATAGTCAATAAGAAAGATTTTACTTTGTAATCATTTGGTATATCGTCGCTGATAATATCAACGATTTGAAAAGTGATTGTATCATTCATTTATATTTATAATGGAAGATATTTTTAGATACTATCAAATTTAGTAAAATATCAAATTTTAATTATTTGATAAATAATAGATGAAAGAATTAACAGTATTAATGATATGTATCTTATCTGTTTTCTTTTATATGAATTTCGTTAGACAGAAATTATATCTAGAAAAAATAAGGGCTAATAATGGAACTGAGTATCTAGTGAGAAATTTACCAGATAAAGTTGAAGCAGCGAATAAATTAGGAAGGATAAGTGATTCATTAAAAAACTTAGTGAATGGTTTAGGGGGTGACTCAGGTGA